GTTATTAAATCCTCTACATAAAGGTACATAAAGGGTGCGATACTACCTATAAATATAGCATCTATAAAGTTTGTTTTCAACCATAAAGAAAAAAATGTAACCCAAAAGGATAGACAGAAGCCACAGGAGAAAGGTTTTTGCATCTTTAGTTTAGTAAGCCTCCACATTATTGCAGGTGCTTTGAATATATATAGCCATATCATTGGCAGGAATATCCCACCTATAAGACAAGTGATTGCTTGATACATTTGCGTATGTTTTTTATTGTTATAAATATAGATGTATGGGGTATGCCTGTTATGGCTGATACTTTCCTTACACTACCTAGTTCTATATACATTTTAAGTATTTCTTTGTCATACCAATATAAATCTTCCATCTTTTTTTGTATAGAATTGATTAATGGTTGGTCATCAAAATCTTCAACTTCCTCACGAATCAACTTAACTATATCTTCAACAGGCAATAATTGATTGTATAATCTCCACATTTTACCATACTTACTATGTAATTGGTTACAACATATCCTAACAATCCAAAACTTGAATACCTGTTTCCCTTTTAATTCTAATTCTGCTATCTTATCCTTATTATATTCTAATACAATTAATGCCACCTCTTGTCGTAAATCTTCCCATAAGTCACGACCTATATTTTTGAATGCTAGTTCAAACTCTTTATCAAACAACCAATCAATCGCTTTCAAAGTATTGGTCAATTTTATTTATTGTATCTTGATACCCTTGACCGAATACTGCTTTGTAGCCTCTACTATATAATTTACTTAGCATAATTGCCTGTTCTTTATGGTGTTCGTTCTGTCTTAATGTTCCATCCTTTTTAAATACTACATTATCTTCTGTCTTTAATTCAATAAACATACCATAGAATATACCTTTTGGTTCAGCTATAAATATATCGGGAAATGCTCTTGAAGATTGTAATGCCTTATGCCTTCTAGCCATACCTATACTCATTCTCATACCACTAGAAAAATCACTACGGAATATAGCATTAGGATATTTAGTTCTAATGTAATTACATACCATTAAGTGTATATCTTTTTCTAGCATAATACAAAATTAAATATATTTATTTGGTATAACCTATTTTATTTTAAAAAGGATTTTCATATTCCTCAAATTGCATTAGGTCACCAATGAAACGGAACGGAAGGTTCTTAAGGCTTCCATGTCTGTTCTTGGCTATCTTAACAACACATAGTCCATTACTTGGGATAGTGTTGCCGCTTATTTCTATTTCAGGTATGTTATATGTTTCAGGTCGCATTAGGAAGATAACACTATCAGCGTCTTGTTCAATGCCACCACTTTCACGCAGGTCGGATAGTTGTGGTAGCTTATCGGGTCGGCTTTCTACTGCTCTACTTAATTGTGATAAGGCAATAACAGGTATGTCTAATTCTTTGGCTAGTATTTTACAACCTCTACTTATTTCTGCTATCTCGCTTTCCCTGTTCCCTCGCCTGTCAACTCCACTCATAAGTTGCAGGTAATCAATGCATAGTAATTGTATATTGTACTTGCGTTTCATTATGGTTGCTTTACTGCGTAACTCACGAATGTTTAGGCTAGGACTATCATCAATATACAAGGGGTACTTAATCATTTTAGTTTCCGACTTATCAATTAATGATTGCTCGTGTTCGGTAACTATATTATGTCGCAGATTATGGTGCTTAATTTTGGTTACTAAACTAAGTAACCTATTCACTAATTGAGTACCACTCATTTCTAAACTAAATACACCAACTGCTTTGTCTTGTTCTAATACAGAAAGTATAGTGTTAAGCATAAACGCAGTCTTACCTTGTGCGGGTCTTGCTGCAATTATTATAAGGTCAGGATTAACCCATCCGCTTATAATCCTGTTTAAACTATCCCATCCTGTATTTATACCTATCTGTCCATGCTCAAATATTTGCCCTCGTTGTTTGGCTAATTCAAATAGATAGTGAAACATATTAAGTTCGGTAGACTTATATACCTTCTGTTGAGCATTAATGATTTCGCTACTAGCAGAATTAAGTATATTAGTTATCTCGGTTGTGGTATGGGAATTGTTTATAAGTGTATGCCCTATTAATATACCTTGCCTTTGTAAGTATAGATGCTGAAGTATATTTATCCAATCTTCTATATGTGCAGCACTTACTACATCATTAGTTAGTTTAACAATAGCATATACTCCACCTACCTGTTCTAATTGATTTGTTTGGGTTAAATGATTAACAACTGTCACTATATCAACTGCTATTGTTTTATCGTATAGGTGTACGATAGTTGAATATATGATTTGATGGTGCTGATTGTAAAAGAAATCAACTGATAGTTTATTTATAACATCAGGAATACATCTAGGTTCAATCAGTAATACCCCTAGAATACTTTTTTCTACCGATATATCATTCGGTGGTGCTTTTGATTCGTTCATTGGTTTGTTTTTATGTTTAAAATATGGTAATAAATGGTATCTTTTGTATATAAAAGTATAAAAATGGTAATACGTTTTAATGCGGTTTTAAGGTGCTTTTTAGCGCGTATCAGTAAATAATTAGTAATTACTAGAGATATAGGCTAAAAACAGGCTAAAACAAGCTAAAAACAGCATTAAACAGCATATTAACCCTATATTCTTATTTTAGTTATAAAATCACTATTTTTATTTATTTCTTTACTTTCTTTTGCATTAGCCACCCTATTAGCACCCCCATTGCCCCATCTACGATTTGCACCTTCTTTACCTTTATCAGATAGTGTTTTTCTTAGTTTTAGATGCTCAGTTAATCGTACACTAAAGAAAGTGCAATCTTGCTCTTGTATAACGAATAGATTAAATTGGCGAATAACACAATCTACTTTCGCTTCTGTTACTTGCATCTGCATAGCGAGGACAGGGGTAATATTCATAGGTAATATCCCACCACTTAATGCTAATGCTTCAACAAGATACCAATAGATACCATAACCTTCCATACCTAATTGTTGTCGCAAGAATAATACCTTAACATCGTTAGCCGCATTGTAATCATGGCTAAAATAATATGAGTTTGTTTTCATGTGATTATATACCTAAACACAAAAGCACCTAATTAGGTGCCTTGTGCTAGGATTTTTTTAGTTTAATAAATATATTTTCCTTTCTTTTTTGTAATAATGAATCTTAATTAACTTATGCTTTTCTAAAGCAAATAACCAATTATTAATAGTCATAGTGCTAACATTGAATTCTAAAGCATAGAAGTTGTTATTCCTTTCTAGGTTATCAATATTCTCTTTTAACCATCCATAAAATAGTTTAGCTGCCGCAGTTAATTGTTTTTCATAGAACACATCCCTTTCAATACATATCATTATCTACTTAATTAAATTGTTATAAATATTAGTTGCCTGTTTCTTGTTAAGTATATTGAACCTACCAAACTTGACCATCCTGCCAAACTTATTTTTATGTGGCTGATTATCACATAAGATATTGACACCTGCCATACGCAAATATGTAATGGCTGATGTAGAGTTACATACTCCTAACTTAACTATACTCATAGTTGTTTGTTCTCCTTGAAGTAATGAATACAATACTTCTGTTTTTTGATTAATTGGTTTTTTCATTTTTTTAAAATTGATTTGATTATAAAATAAAATTGTAATGTTAGATATACGCATATAAATACGGGTATGCTAACTAATAGAAAATAGATAATTGATGTTACTTTCATTTGTTTATTCTTTTGATTTTGTGAATACAATGTAAAATAGTTGTATGGTCGCGTTTCAAATACCTGCCTATTTCACTTGACCCATATCCTGCTTTGTATGCTTCTACGCAAAATTTATTCCTCATAGTTATAACTTCTGTTTTCCTAGACCTTATTGCTAGTTCATTATAAGTTATATCTTGGTAGGATAAATACTGCTCTGCCCATTTTTTTAAACTCATAGTATTCTTTTTCTTTTGTATATACACTTCCTTAGTTTCATATACAATTTTGGTAACCTCTTTTGTGACTACCATTCTATCAAGTAATATTGCTATGCGTTTTATTGTATGGTCAGAGCAGCTAGTATACAACTGAATATATTTCAAAACGCTTTCTACTTTTTCCATTTATCGTTTAATAGATTATAAAGATTATTCAAATACTTACCTGCTTGGTCTACCTTATCTAATAAGGTTTGAGCATCCTCCATATTAATTGGAATACGCAGCGTAAACATCTGTAACCCTTCGGGCATTTGTTTACAATAAGAAACGAAATCACAATACTGCCTACTACTAACTAGCATATCACTTTGGCATTGCCAATAGTATTCACGATA